GGATGCCTGGACCTGTGGGCCCGGGAGCATTACAAATCGACAATCATCACGTTCGGTCTGAGCCTCCAGGACATTCTCAGCTCACACGGGATTAACCCCCTCCCCAAGTGGGATGGCCGGGAGGTCACCCTCGGCATCTTCAGCCACACACGCCCCATTGCCAAGGCGTTCCTCAACCAGATCAAGATGGAGCTCGAGCGTAACACGTTCCTGAAAGAGCTGTTTCCGGACGTGCTATACGCCGAGCCTCAGAAGGAATCTCCCCGGTGGAGCCTCGACAACGGGATCATCGTGAGGCGCAAGACGAACCCGAAGGAAGCTACCGTCGAGGCGTGGGGTCTCGTGGACGGGCAGCCAACCTCGAAGCACTACCACGGGCTGGTCTACGATGATGTTGTCACGCTCGAGTCGGTGACCAACACGGACCAGATCAAGAAGACGACTACCGCCTGGGAGATGTCCCTCAATCTCGGGGCCGATGGCGGGTTCAAGAGGTACATCGGAACGAGGTACCACTACTCGGATACCTACCGGACCATGATGGATCGGCAGGTTGTCAAGCAGCGCATCTACCCGGCTACGCACAACGGAGAAGTGGACGGCAAGCCGGTGTTCCTCAGTCAGGAGGCACTGGACGAGAAGCGCCGGGCGTTCGGTCCGTACGTGTACGGGTCTCAGATGCTGCAGAACCCGGTCGCTGATAAGGCGATGGGCTTCAAGCTCGAGTGGCTCAGGTACTACGACATCATCAAGGATCACAGCCAGTGGAACCTGTACATGCTCGTCGACCCGGCAGGTGAGAAGAAGAAAGAGAACGACTACACCGTCATGGTCGTCATCGGCCTGGCGCCGGACAATCGATACTATCTCATGGACGGGGTACGTGACCGGCTGAACCTGACGGAGCGAACGAACAAGGTATTCGAGCTCGTCCGTAAGTGGAAGCCCGTCAAGGTAGGCTACGAGAAGTACGGACTGCAGTCGGACATCGAGCATATCAAGTTCGTTCAGGAGCAGGAGAACTACCGCTTCGAGATCGTGCCTCTCGGTGGCGCGCAGCCGAAGAACGACCGCATCCGGAAGCTCGTTCCCATCTGTGAGCAGGGCCGGTTCTACATGCCCCACCGTCTCGTCTTCGCTGACTACGAGGGCCAGGCTCACGATTTCGTCAAGGAGTTCGTCGAAGATGAGTACTGCGCATTTCCTGTCGCTGTACACGACGATGCTCTTGATTGTGTATCTCGTATTGCCGATACTGAATTCGGTGCCCAGTTCCCCGAGGAGCAGCACTTCGACATGAACGCAACCGAACCGTGGAGCAAACACGACGAGGTTTCCCACGACTACGACGTCCTGAGCATGTGAGGAGAGAACCATGTGTTTTAGCAGTCCGAAGCCGCAACAGCAGCCACAGGCGCCCGTACTCCCGCCGCCTCCACCTCCGCCTCCCCTGTCGAACCAGGCGCAGGCCGATACCCGCGAGCAGGCGGAATTCGCGGCGCAGCAGACGAGGCGTCGGCGTCGTTCTTCTACTCAGACCATCCTCACCAGCCCCCTCGGAACCGCCGCGGGAGGATTCGGTGTCAAGACCCTACTGGGGCAGTAAGCGAGGACCACTATGGAAACCGCGAAGAGATATTGCGAGCGCTCACAGAACATGTACAACGCAGCGTCGGAGTACCGGCAGCTGTGGCATGCGTTGAATGAGTACCTGTTCCCCTTCAGCGGTTCCGGGCTGCGCAATAAGCAAGACGACAACTCCGGGCTGGGCAGCAGCAAGAAGACGCTGAACCAGCGCGACCGGAAGATTCTTAACTCCACCGCGAACTATGCGCGACTCGTCTACTCGAACGGGATGACCGGAGGCACGACGTCCTCCACCCGTCCGTGGTTTCGGATCGCCCTACCGGACCGGGATCTCATGGAGTTCAAGCCCGTCAAGGAGTGGCTGCACGAGACGCGCCTTCGAATGATGTACGCGCTTCAGCGTTCCAACTTTTATGACGCCATCGCCAACATGCACGAAGAGATCGGCGTCTACGGATGGAACCCCATGATCATCGACGAAGATCCGAAGTACATGATCCGCTGTCGGCCCATGACCATCGGCGAGGCGTACATTGCACTGGATGAGAACCAGCGACCGGCGACTCTCTACCGTTCGTTCTACATGACCGTGGAGCAACTGGTCAAGCGCTTCGCCTGGGCTCCCGCAGGGAAGGAACCTCAGCGGGTGAACCGTACCGGCGAAGGACTTCCCCATACGATCTGGAAGCTGTGGAAGGACGGGAAGCTTGACGAGCGCGTGCAGGTACTCCACGTTATCGAGCGGCGCACCACCTGGCCGGAGCATCAGATCGGTCCCAAGGCGATGCCCTGGGCCAGCATCTACATGCTGAAGGATGGGAACAAGCGGGGCGACAAGGGCAAAGACGCGGAATACCTGGAGGTCAGCGGGTACATGAGTCAACCTTTCGTCGCTCCTCGGTTCAAGACCACCGGCACCCAGGTCTACGGGAACTCATGTCCGGGCATCGAAGCGCTGGCCGATGTCAAGATGCTCCAGAAGATGGAGAAGGACAAGCTCATGGGTCTGGACCGACAGGTCAACCCACCGATGAATGCGCCTGCCATGATGAAGAAGACAGGCGGGGGGAGCACCCTTCCTGGTGCCGTGAATTTCGTGGACATCATGCAAGGGCAGCAGGGATTCACCCCGACGCTGCAGGTGAACCCGGACCTCAACGGGCTCATGGTCACCATCCAGGAGGTGGAGGCCCGGATCCGCAGGCACTTCGGGGTTGACCTTTTCCTCATGATGAGCAGCGAAGAGAAGAACATGACGGCCACCGAGGTGGCGCGTCGTCAGACCGAGAAGCTCCACCAGCTCGGCCCGGCTCTCACCCGGTTCAACCACGAGGGCCTGGACCCGATCATCGACCGGGTGTTCACTGTCATGCTAGGCCGTGGTGAGATCCCGCCTCCCCCGGAGGAGATGCAGGGCATGGAGTTGAGTATCGAGTACACCAGTCTCCTGGCCGAGGCGCAGCGCATCGCAGACGTTCCGGCCATCGAGCAGTTCAGCAGCTTCACCGGAGGGCTCATGGCCGTGGCACCTGAAGCGGGGGACAAGGTCAACTGGGATGAAATGGTGGACCTGGCGGGCGAGCGCTTCAGCGTGCCGCCTGAGGTCATCCGCACCGACGAGGAAGTCGCGCAGATGCGGCAAGAGCGGGCCAGGCAACAGCAGGCCGCTCAAATGGTGCAGAACGCTGAGTCGATGGCGGGCAGTGCCAAGACACTGTCGGAGACAACCGTCGGAGATGAGAGCGTCCTTGACCGCATGCTCGGAGGGATCGGTTGATGGGGCGCCGGAGACACCACGACGCGATGCCTTTCGACGCGGGGGACGAGGCGCAAGTAAATGACGCACAGACCCTTGCAAACGATAGGCGTCGCCGTTATATGGAAGATATACGCTTCCTGTTGGGCTGCGACGAAGGGCGACGCTTCTTCAAGCACCTTTTCAGGAGGACGAACATCCTGTCGATCTACCCCGGCCAGAACAGTGGGATCTACTTCCACGAGGGGGTGAGGAACGCGGGCAAGATGTTCTGGGTAGATGTTTGTGAAGCGGAGCCCCACGAGGCGGCGAAGCTTCAGGTGGAAATGACACTGGAGGAGATGCAAGATGGGTAAGGGTAATGACATGAACGCCCAGGATAACACCGATGGCGGTTCAGGTGCAGGCAACCCCGAAAGCGGTACCCTTCTCACGCCAAAGGGCAAGGAAGGAAGTAAAAGTTCAGATTCCGGCAATTCGGAAGGTGAAGGCGACGGCGAATCCGGTGATGGTCCTGCAGGCGCACCGGAGGAGTACGAAGCATTCAGCATTCCGGAAGGTCGCGACTTGAACGAGGAGATCCTTGGGGGCTTCAAGGATTTGGCGCGAGAGATGAACCTCTCGCAAGAAGACGCCCAGAAGTTTGTTGACCTGGGCCTGCAGCTGACGGACGGCGATCCTGTGGAGGCCGTTACGAAGATGCAGGAGGAGCAGTGGACCGAGGCCCGCGAGAAGTGGGTTGAGGATCTTCAGAAGGACCCTGATTTCGGAGGCGATAACTTCGAGGCGAACGTACAGTCGGCGCAGCGTACTCTGCGTGACTACGGGAGCGAGGAGCTTACCGAGTACCTCGAGAACACGGGTCTTGGTGATTTTCCTCCGCTGGTGCGCATGTTCACCGAGATAGGCAAGGCTTTGGGCGAATCAAAATCAATCGGAGGGGACGGTGCCAACCCACCGAAGAGCATGGCGGAAGCGATGTTCCCCTCCATGGTAACTGACTGAGGAGATATATCATGGCAGTAATCGGAACCGCAGTAAACATTGGCGACATCCAGGCCCGGCTCGACCCAGATGGAAACATCGCCCAGATGATTGAGATCATCAAGGACAAGAACGCCATCGTGCAGGACGCCATGTGGGTGGAGGGTAACCTCACCAACGGGCACAAGACCACCCTGCGCACCGGATACCCTGAGCCCACCTGGCGCATCTTCAACAAGGGCGTGCAGCCTACGAAGACCGATGCCGCTCCGGTGACCGACACCTGCGGGATGCTTCGCGCCTGGGGTGAGGTGGACAAGGAGCTGGCGGACATGAACAACAACGCCATGGCCTTCCGCCTCTCTGAGGACACCGGGAAGATCGAAGGGATGAGCAACGGGCTCGCCACCGCGATGTTCTACGGGAATCAGGCAACTGACCCCGAGCAGATCACCGGTCTGGCTCCCCGGTACAACAGCTTTAGCACCGATGAGGACGAGATCGGGTACAACGTCGTGAACGCTGGTGGGTCCGGTTCGGACAACACCTCCATCTTCGCCGTCACCTGGGGCGATCAGAGCGTCCACGGTATCTACCCCAAGGGTAGCACCGCTGGCCTCGCCATGGAGGACCGTGGCGTTGAGACCAAGGAAGGCTCCGACGGTCTGCAGCTCGTGTACCGCAGCTACTACAAGTGGGACTGTGGTCTGACAGTTCGCAATTGGAAGGACGGGGGCCGCGTCTGCAACATCGATGTGAGCGACCTGACCACCGACGCTTCTGCGGGCGCGAACCTCGTTGAGCTGATGGTCACCCTGTACTACCGGATGGAGAACCCGGACATGGGCAACACCGTCATGTACGCCAACCGGACGGTTCAGGAGTACCTGCACCACCAGGCGATGAACCAGAACAACGTCCGCCTCCGCATCGAGGAGCAAGACGGCAAACCCGTCACCAAGTTCCTCGGGATTCCGATCCGTCGGAGCGACGCCATCGTCAACACCGAGTCCGCTGTCTCCTAGTGGGCAGCCTCCCGGGGGAGGGGCTACCGTGGCCCCTCCCCACCATTAAACCCTGAACCAAGGAGCATACCATGCAGTTTGACAACGATGCGCTTTTGAGCGACGACCAGGCCATCACGGCCACCGCAGCATCCACCAACGTCTTTACTGTTCATCCCTCCGGGGGCGACCATGGTAAATGTGTACCCGGGGCGAAGCTCGCCATCCGGGTGACCGAGACCTTCGCCACCCTGACCAGCCTCACCATCGCCCTGGAGACGGACGACAACTCCGGCTTCTCCAGCGCCAAGACTCTCCACAGCACGGGGGCCATTACCCTCGCCGGTGGCGGGCTGGCCGCGGGCAGCGTGTACGACGTCACCATCCCCGTGGGGTGTGAGGAGTACCTCCGGCTGAACTACACCGTCGGCGGCTCGAATGCCACCGCCGGTAAGATTACCGCGGGACTCGTCTTTGAGACCCAGACCAACTAGGACCGGGTGAACGTGGACCGCCATCTGTAAAGGAGAGCAG